GACGTAGATGATATTGAAACTTCAATGTCACACGTAAACTTTAAGGAAGTTGCATCTTCTTCAGCCGCTTACGCCTTGCGTGATGCGTATGACCAAGGTGTGCTTGTGACTATGTTTAGTGGTGTGTCTGCATCTTCTCCCAACCATATCCTTGGTTCTGATAATGCGACTGATCTTGCGGCTGGTACTTTTGATGGTACTGGTAACCTTGACATTGGTTTTGCATCTGGTGAGCACGATCCAATTGATGTTCTTTCTCACATGGCGCGTCTTCTTGACGAAGCTAATGTGCCGGAAGAAGGACGTTGGTTCTTGGCTAACCCTGAGTTTTACGAGCAGTTGGTTCAAACCTCATCTAAGCTGATGAGCGTAGATTTCAACGCTGGTCAAGGCTCTATTCGTAATGGATTGGTTAGCTCTGGTAAGTTGCGTGGTTTTGATATGTACAAGACCAACAACATTGCCGCCACTAGCAATGCCGCCGGTAAGTGTTTGGCGGGTCATATGTCATCAACCTGTACTGCACAAACAATTGTGAATACAGAAGTTATCCGTGATCCTGATAGCTTTGGTGACATTGTTCGTGGACTGCACGTTTACGGTTCTAAGGTTTTGCGACCTGAAGCTCTCGTATCTGCTTTCTACGGCATCGACTAAATACTACAGGGGGATGAAATACTCCCCCTTTATTTCAGCTACGTTCATCCTTATAGGACGGAAGTAGGGGATTATCCCTGAAGGAACGCATAACCTTTGGAGGAGTTCGCTATGGAAATTACATACGTATACCGTGGTGTTAAGTACACTGTTAAGCGTTAGGAGTAGCTATGCCACAGATTGGAACAGAACAAAAGCCAATTAGAATGAGTCCTAAAAGACGAAAGACCCTAAGCGGTACATTTTATACTGGTGAAAACAAAAAAAATTACGATAACAACTATGATCGTATTTTTGGAAAAAGGGAGAAATCTTATGAAGCACGGTGATAAAGAAATGAAGCGCATGAAGAAGATGGGTGGCGGTATGAAGTCAAACATGATGATGCGTAAAGATAAAAAGCATGGTGGAACACATCGTTCTCTGTATGCTGGTGGTGGACAGCCTTCATACGGCAATACTATTGACACTGCAATGCCAACTACTGGGCCGAACTAATGACTACTCAAGTAGCTCGTAGTGAGTACAAGTCTATTCAAGAAAAAGAAAAGATTTGTGCTGAAATGACTGAGAACCAGTTTCCGTATCGTAAACAGGGTGATATTAAATATCCAAAGTTACGAAACGAGCAGGAGAATCCTGATGCAAGTCGCGGCGCCTAAAGGCTACCACTGGATGAAACATGGCAAAAGCTTCAAGCTGATGAAAGATCCAGCGGGTGGCTTTAAGCCTCATAAAGGGGCTTCTAAAAAAGCTAACTTTGAAATACAAAAGGCTCATAAAAAATAATGGCGACTACATACCTACAGCTTACTAACGAACTGTTAAGAGAAATGAACGAGGTTGTACTAACCTCCAGTAATTTTTCTTCTGCTATTGGGCTTCAGGCACACGCTCAAGACTGTGTAAATAGAGCATACCTTGATATTGTTCTTGAAGAACCTCAATGGCCTTTTCTGTCTGTAGGCGAAAGCGGCTCAACAGATCCGCTGTATGGTAATGTAGCTGTTTCTACCGTAGCTAATCAACGGTGGTATGAGCTTAAAGCCGCAAGCTCATCTCTTGCAGATGATTATGGATATATTGATTGGGATGATTTTTATCTTACAACAGTCGGTGTATCAGGTGAGGCGGCTCCTTATGTCAGCCAAAATCTAAAGTTTATAACTTTAGAAGAATGGAAAGACTTTCATCGGATGCAAGAAAATGCAGACGATGCTGAAGACGCTAATGGTGGAGAACCACGACGAGTATTCCGTAGTAGTGATGGAAGAAACTTTGGTTTAAGCCCTATACCTAACAAAGTATACAAAGTCCACTTTTTTGCTTTTAATCAGCCTACACAGCTATCAGCACACAGCGACACAATTGTTTTTCCTGATATTTACAAAACTGTTTTACTTGCACGAGCTAGGTATTACGTGCATCAGTTTAAAGAAAATATTCAGCCAGCCGCTTTAGCACTAGAAGAGTATCGTAGGGGTTTACGTCTTATGAAAAATGCTTTAATGGTGCAAACACCTAAGTACATAAAAGATGATCGCATGAGGTTTGTTTAGTGTCTCAGGCATATGGTCTTTCATGTCGCGGTGGTCTAAATACAAACCTAAACTCTATTGAAATTTTAGGTCAGCCGGGATTTGCCAAAATACTAGAAAACTTTGAGGTAGATCCTGATGGTGGTTATCGTCGCATAAATGGTTTTACGGCTTATGGCGGTGCTTCTTCTGCACGGCCTAATAGCTCTAATGCTATTTTAGGCATGGCGGCATATGGTGATGGCGTTATTGTTTGTTCTGGCACTGATATATTTTTTAGCAACACTGGCACAAGCTGGTTACAAATAAACAGATCTAGTGTTTCAGCCAGCGGCGACAATCACACAACATTTACAGGCCGCTCAGTTCTTACACGCTCTACTCAAGGCCAATGCACCTTTGCTTTATCAGAAGGTGCTGACTTTGATTATGGTGAAATAGTAATTGCTGACGGAAGTAATAAACCATTTTTATTTAGAATGGAAGGCACAGGAGGTGATGTTAGTTCTAGAACATTCTTTGCATCTGAGATTACAGTTACAGGAACAAAAGGCGTAAAGTATGTAACGATCCACGATCATCATTTAATTGCCGCTGGAGTACAAGATAACTTAAACACTGTATTTTATAGTGTCTACAATGACATTGATGACTTTAGTGGTAGTGGTTCTGGTTCTGTAGCTATAACAGATCAAGTCCAAGGTATTAAAAGTTTCCGTGAAAACTTAATTGTTTTTTCTAAAAACAGTATTCAAAAGCTTATCAATATTAATGATAGTTCAAATATCCGCATAGATCCAATTACAGAAAATGTAGGATGTTTATCACATTACTCTATTCAAGAGGTAGGAGGTGATCTAGTCTTTTTGGCTCCAGACGGTATTCGTACTATTGCTGGTACAGCCCGTATTGGTGACGTTGAGTTAAGTTCTATATCTCGACAGATACAAGATATTATAAGTTCTTTAGCATCACGAGCAGGACAGTTTGTTATTACAAGTGCTGTACTACGATCCAAGTCACAGTATCGTTTATTTTATTCTACAACCTCTCAAGAGCCGGGACAAGCTAAAGGCGTCATTGGAACATTTACAGGACAGGGTTTTGAGTGGTCCGAAACTTTAGGAATACAAGCACTAGGTATTACATCAGACTTTAACAAAAATGTAGTTGAAGTTGCTTTTCATGGTGACAAAGATGGATATGTTTATAACCACGATACAGGCGACTCATTTATACATAGTGGTAGTGAAGCTAATATCTTAGCGACTTATGAAACACCTGACATTGATTGTGGAGATATAGGCACAAGAAAAACTTTAAAATATATTCGCACATCATTTTCACCTGAAGGAACATTACAGCCAGTTTTAAGGTTGCGGTATGATTACAAAGATTTAAATATACCACAGCCTTCAGATATAACACTATCAACCATTCCCCTTTTAGGAATATTTGGGGAGGCTGTTTTTGGTGTGGCTACATTTGGGGCAGGCTCAGACCCTATGTTCCGACAAACAGTTACTGGCAGTGGCAATACGTTTAGTATACGTCTACGATCTAACGATACAAGAAGCCCGTATGGTGTAAATGGTTTTTACATAGATTATATGCCATCAGGTAGGAGATAATAATGGCCCAAAGTTATACACGACAAAGTACATTTGCAGATGGCGATACAATTACTGCCGCGTTATTTAACGATGAATATAACCAACTACTAAATGCTTTTGCATACTCTAGTTCATCTGCATCCTCTACAGGCCACAGACATGATGGTTCTGCTGGACAAGGCGGTAATGTTCCCACCATTGGTGATTTAGATTTTTTAAACAAGATTACAGTTGATGGTTCAAACAATCGCATAGGTTTTTTTGTAGAAGTCTCTAGTAGTGCAGTAGAGCAAATTCGTGTTCAAGATGGTGCGGTGGTTCCTGTCACAGACAACGACATTGACTTAGGAACAAGCTCACTTGAGTTTAAAGATCTGTACATAGACGGCACAGCCTACGTAGACGCGATTAATTTTAATGGTACTGCAATTACTGCTACCGCCGCTGAACTTAATATTATGGACGGCGTAACAGCTACAGCATCTGAATTAAATATTATGGATGGCGTTACATCTACAACTGCTGAACTAAATATACTAGATGGCGTTACATCAACAGCGGCAGAGTTAAACATTTTAGATGGTGTAACTTCTACGGCGGCAGAATTAAATGTTTTAGACGGTATTACAGCCGTTGTAGGAGAACTTAACGCTTTAGACTTAGGTAGCACCGCAGTCGGTACAGCAATTGCCTCTAAAGCTGTTATTCTAGATTCAAACAAAGATTATACTGGAATAAGAAATCTGACCATTTCAGGCGATTTAACAATTAGTGGTGATGATCTTGTAATGGCAACTAATACTGCTGGTCATCTTCTTATTGCAGACGGTACAAACTTTAATCCTACAGCCGTAGGAGATCTTTCAGAAATATCGACTGTTGCGAATGATGATGTTTTATTAGCCGTAGATACATCTGGTGGTGGTTTAAAAAAGATTACGAGGTCTACTTTAACGGCTGGCCTTGTTTCTGGTTCAGAAATTTCTAATGTTGTTGAAGACACCACGCCCCAGCTTGGTGGTGATCTAGATGTAAACGGAAATGCTTTAGTTTCTACATCTAATGGTAATATTGCTTTAACACCTAACGGAACTGGTGTTGTAAGAATTGATGGTAATGTAGATATACAGACAGGCGAAATTGTTTTAAAGAATGGTGGGTCTGTATCAAACATTAAGTTTTATTGTGAGTCTAGTAACGCCCACTACACACAGCTTCAGTCAGCCGCACATAGCGACTACAGCGGTAATGTAACACTAACACTTCCAGCGTCTACTGATACTTTAGTAGGCCGTGCAACAACAGACACGCTAACTAATAAAAGGCTTACCTCTCCTAAACTAAATGAAGATGTAGCTATTAGTGCAACCGCCACTGAGCTAAATGTTCTTGATGGTATTACAAGCACGACAGCAGAACTTAACATTCTTGATGGCGTAACATCTACTGCAACTGAATTAAATTTAGTAGATGGCTCTAGTGCAGGAACGATTGTAAATAGCAAAGCTGTTGTGTATGGATCATCTGGTGAAGTCAATGCAACGACCTTACAGATTGCTGGAACTTCTATTACATCTACTGCGGCTGAACTAAATATTCTAGACGGTGTTACAGCCACAGCTACAGAACTTAACATCTTAGATGGCGTAACCAGCACCACAGCCGAACTTAATATTTTAGATGGTGTTACTAGCACTGCCACAGAACTAAACATTCTGGACGGCGTTACAGCTACTACAGCAGAGCTTAATTACTTAGATATAACAACGCTTGGATTAACAGAAGCATCTAAAGCTGTCACAGCAGACGCTAATGGTGTTGTTAATTTTGATGCAGGAACAACAGACGATGTAAATACAATAACGTCTAGTTCTAATGCCGCAACAATAAATCTTAGACTTGGAAATGTCTTTGAGCATGACCTGACTGAAAATGTTACTTACACATTTAGCAATCCCGGCGCAAACAACACAGCTTCTATATTTGTTTTAAAAATCATTCAAGACTCTTCAGCCAGAACCATCACATGGCCTAATAGCGTTGATTGGGCGGCGGCAACTGCGCCAACCCTTACCTCAACTAATAACGGCGTAGATGTGTTCGTGTTTTTTACTAGAGATGGTGGCACAACTTATTATGGATTTACTGCTGGGCAGGCAATGGGCTAATGAGTAGTGGACCTTTAAAACTACTAGCGGGTGCTGGCGCTGGAGATGATCCAGTTTACGTCGATGATTTGTTTGCTACGAACCTTTGGGACGGCAATAACTCTACAAATCAGATTACCAATGGCATCGACCTTTCTGGTGAGGGCGGCATGGTATGGATAAAACTGCGGTCGGGTTTTTCGTCCTACCATGTAATAATGGATACCGAGCGTGGCGCAGACAATGGTGTGTATACAAATACAGCCTCCGCACAGGCTAGTCAGGGCACAGAGTTTGGCTCATTTAATTCTAACGGGTATACATTAGGCGGCGAATCAAATGGGTACATGAACTCTACCCATAACTCCCCCACCTATTGTGGCTGGACATTCCGCAAACAAGAAAAGTTTTTTGACATAGTTACCTATACAGGGGATGGAACATCCTCTCATACAATAAATCACAATCTTGGCTCTGTGCCGGGAATGATTATCGTAAAACGAACAGACGCCAGCGCAAATTGGAATGTTTGGCACAGGTCAAGCCCTGTAGGTGGCAATGGAAAATATAACGACTTAATGCTGAACCACGACAACGCCGCCGGTAATAGTGATTTTTGGCCTACTACGCCGACATCAACTCAGTTTTTTTTGGGTGATTCAGATTCCGCACTTAACGCATCTGGTGGAACTTATGTAGCCTACTTATTCGGTCACAACGAAGCAGAGTTTGGCGAAGATTCTGACGAAGTTATTATAAAATGTGGTTCATTTACGGCAAGCAATCCGGCTTTTGTAGAAAACATAGGTTTTGAGCCACAGTGGTTGCTGATAAAAAAAATTAGCGGCAGTGGCAGTTGGCAAATCATCGACAACATGAGAGGTTCTTTTATCGATACAAATGGTGACCATAATTCGCGTAGTCTTATTGCCGACAACGACGGAACAGAAAATAGCGAAAGCTACAGTTTTGGCGTTGCCAATACAGGCATTGGTGCTGAGATAGCAGATGGCGCTACATATGTATATGTGGCTATACGCAGATCCCACAAGCCAGCAACAGAGTTTGCGGCTACTGACTTGTACACTACCGCATCAGCAAGAAGTACATCTGCTGGGGCGCCGCCTTGGTGGTATTCTGGTTTTCCGGTTGACATGGCATTTTGGAAAAACTGGGGCGGTGTGGGATCGCATCAACTATTAGACCGCTTAAGAGGGCCAGAGGCTCTTTTCCTTAATAATGGTGATGCTGAAGAAGATCGTGCGGCGGCAAAGTTTGACTATCAAGACGGTCATTACAACAACGACGGAACACAAGCAAGCTACCATTCTTCTATGTTTAGAAGGGCTAAAGGGTTCTTTGATACTGTTTGTTATTCAGGAAACGGAACGGCTGGAAGAGGAGTAGCGCATAACTTAGGTGCTGTTCCAGAATTAGTTATTACTAAAAAGCGAGACAATACTAGAAGTTGGTACATTTATTCTGCAAACCAAGGTAATAATAAATATACATCATTAGACGATGGTGTGGAGTTTTTTTCAAGCTCTCTTCCTTGGAATGATACAACCCCGACAGCCAGTGTATTTACTTTAGGAGGGCATGAGTTAAACAATGGCTCTTCAGATCATTATGTAGCTCACTTGTTTGCAACTGCTGAGGGCATATCAAAAGTAGGTAACTACACCGGAACAGGCAACAACGTAAGTGTTGATTGTGGTTTTAGTGCTGGTGCTAGGTTTATTTTAATTCACCGGACAGATGCTAGTGGTGGTTGGTATTTGTTTAATTCTAATGCTGGAATTGTTTCAGGAAATGATCCGTATGTTCTTCTCGACACAACAGACGCTGAAGTAAGCAATACCGACTATGTAGACTCTGAAAGCGCAGGATTTAGAGTTACCTCATCAGCACCAGCAGGACTTAATGCTTCTGGTGGCAATTACATCTTTTTAGCAATCGCATAGGATTATCAACTATGAGCGAATACAGAGTACGAGCAACGGGTGAGGTTAAATCTCAAGGCCAAGTCCGTTTAGATAATAAAAATATGTCTTTACCTAAAGTATGGACTGCAAATGTGTGTGACGCGCTGGGCGTTGACCCTGTGTTAGAAGCCCCTGCACCACAGCCTAGTGCCGCTTACAAGTCAGTAGTACGCAACGGTGTTGTACAAAACTCTAATGGTAACTGGGTACAAGCTTGGGTAGAGCGTGATATGTTTACTGAGTATACCGATGACAATGGTGATGTTCAGACTGTAGCGGCACAAAAAACTGCTTACGATACTTTCGTAAATAATGGTCTAGCAAAGTCAGCAAGAAATAAACGTGATGTATTACTAAAAGAAACAGACCACTATGCGTTGTCTGATGTAACTATGTCAGATAATATGAAAACTTATCGTCAGGCTTTGAGGGACGTACCACAACAAACAGACTTTCCCAGCACCATTAGCTGGCCTACGAAGCCTTAAATGAATGGACCCGCTTTCTCTTGTAGCATTAGCGTCCTCGTCGTTTAGAGCGGTACAGCTTTTAGTAAACAAAGGTGCGGAGATTGAACAAGTTGCTCAACAGTTGGGCAAGTGGTTTAGCTACGCATCAGACATAAGACAAGCTGAAAGAGAAGCAGAAAACCCACCAATTTTTAAAAAACTATTTAGTGGTGGATCAATAGAAGAAGAAGCTCTTAACGCTACTATAGCTCGTAAAAAGCTTCAAGAACAAGAAAAACATATACGTGAGTTAATTGTCTGGGCATACGGTAAAGAGACTTACGTAGAAATGATGCAGTTACGTAAAGATATACGTTTACGAAGAGAAAAAGCAGTATACCAACAACGTAAGAAAAGACAAAAGCTGGCTGATGCAGTTGCTCTATTTTTAGCAGTAATATTTGCATCCGGTATTATATACGGAACAGCTTTAATTATTAAAGGCGCATAACTATGGAAGATGACGGGATGAAAGAAGTGGTAGATACAATTTCGGTAGCAACTGGTGTTGGCGCTCTGGCTGGTCTTTTGCCTGCGGTAGCGGCACTGTTTACAATTATTTGGACAGGCATACGCATTTGGGAAACAGAGACTGTAAAGCGTATGAGAGGCCAGTAATATGTGGACGGCGTTAGTAGGTCCGATTGCAAACTTAGCTCAAAACTGGCTATCTAATCGGCACGAAAAATCACAGGCCAAGCACGTAGCTCAAATGAAAGTAATTGAAAACACGGCTACGTGGGAACAGCATATGGCTGAAGCCAGCGGAAGGTCGTGGAAAGACGAGTGGTTCACCGTTGTATTAAGTTTACCTATATTGGCGGTTTGTTATGGAGTTGCTATGGATGATCTAAGCATAATGCAAAGAGTTGGGATGGCTTTTACAGAGCTAGATAAACTTCCTGAATATTATCAGTATTTACTTTTTGTAGCCGTAACAGCTAGTTTTGGTATACGTGGTGCTGACAAACTAATGAAGATGAAAAAGTGAGTTATTTTACGCAAGAAGAATTAAGCTGTCAGCACTGTGGTGCGTACAAGTTTGATGAAGAATTTTTAAAGGTTTTAAATAACATTAGAGAAGAATGTGATTTTCCTTTTGTTATTAGCTCTGGTTACAGATGTGTTGAACATCCTATAGAGGCTTCTAAAAGCCGTGGAGGAGCACATACAACAGGCTGTGCAGTTGATGTAGCCGTAAGCGGAGATAAAGCTTTAAAGGTTCTTGAAGTCGCCATGAAGCATGGTGTAAAAAGAATAGGTGTAAATCAAAAAGGTAAAGGACGATTTATACACTTGGATATGGCAGAAGAGGCTTTTCCATCTCCTGCGATCTGGTCGTACTGAGGAAATATAAATGGCTCAAACAAAGAAAAAAAATCGTAGAAAAAAAGTTAGGCGGCAATATCACACAGGCAAACACGGTGTAAATAAAATAGGCCAGCCTCACCCGCATGACCCTAATGATCCTAATCATAATAATCCTTTAGATGATACTGACCGCGATATTCCCGGTGGCGGGGGTGGTAATGATGGTGCTGATGATCCCCCTCCAGTAGACGATGAAGGTAATCCTATATTACAGCCGGGAGATCCCGGTTATGATCCTGCGTCTGCTAGTCAGATAACAGCGCCGACTAAGCCGATTGTTACAACAGGCACTGTAGCGCAAGCCGGTGATACTGCTGTACGAGAAATAGAGTTTGTTGATAGCCCCCCAGTAGAAATACAAGAAGGGTCAGAAGGAACTTTTACTAATTTATTGAATACTGCTCAAGATCCTTCTCAGGTTAAACCAGATCCAGAAACACCCTCAAATATTCTAGTAGAAAAACAACCAGAGCCTACATTAGCTAGTACAACATATACTACTGAAGTACCCAGCAAAACTTTAACATCTGTTGTAGATGACATGGGAACAGGAACAGTAACTAAAGGAACTGCTCCTGAAGCTATTGAAGCGTCTACTTATGATGCAACTCAAATCGCTCCAGAGGATGTACCAACTGTAAAAGCCGCTCAAGGCGAACTCAGTGAGGGTGCAATAGCACAGGTTGATGAAAGGGCTTTGTCTGAACGAGCACAGGCGGCTAGACGAGATACTACTCAAGAGCAAGCCGCTTTAACTAGGCAAAGAGCAAACTACGAAATTTCAGATGGCTCATATGTAGACAAGGTTACTGGTAAAATATCTGATATTGCTCCTACCAGTGCGGCTGAACTTACAGAACGTGAAGCTATATTAGGCCAAGCGGCTAGAGATGGAACAGCCGCAGAAATAATTGATAGTGTAGGCTATCAAGCGGCTCAACTACGAGAAGTAAAAGGAACAGCCGCTAAAGGAGCCGCCGCAGAAATGGTTGCGGCAGTTGGCGAGCTTCCTCCAGCCATTAGTGCTACGATTGTAGAAAACCCTGCAACTGTTGAGGCTCAAGTAGATAATGAGCCTATTGAAGTACAAGCGGCTATTGCGGCTTTGCCTACAGAGGCTCTTGTGTCAGCGCAGATGGAAACACTGCTTGGCGGTATTGAAGATGGAGATATACCTGTTTGGGCTAAACCAGCAGTTGATCTTGTAAATCGTCAAATGCGTTTAAGAGGTTTAGATGCCTCTACTGTAGGCCGTGATGCGTTATTTAATGCAATTGTTCAAAGCGCCTTGCCTATAGCTCAATCAAATGCTCAAGCCCTACAGCAAAGGTCTGCTCAGAACCTCACAAATCAACAGCAGGCGGCTGTACAAGAAGCTAACCTCAATGCCCAACGAAGACTGCAAAATGTCTCTAACAGCCAAACAGCGGCTTCTCAGACGGCTCAGATGGCCCAGCAGATGGCAACTATGCAAAGCCAATTTGCACAAGATGCAATCATTACTTCTGCGGCTCAAGCACAACAAACAAGATTAGCAAACCTTCAGAATCGTCAGCAGTCTGCAATTCAGAATGTGCAGAATCAACAGGCAAGCAATGCTCAAAACTTAGGCAACGAACAACAAACTGAACTGGCTAATCTTCAGTTTGAGTTTCAAACTAATGCGGCAAATATGTCGGCTGAGAATCAAGCTCGTCTTGTAGAGATGCAAACAGCCGCTGATTTCTTATCCAAGAATGCTGGCTTCAAACAACAAATGGAGCTTGCAAATCTTTCTAACGAACAACAAATTGAGTTAGCAAATTTAACAGCTTTAAACCAAGCAGACTCTGAAAGTCTTACAGCCACACAACAAACAAGGCTTGCTAATTTAGATGCTCGTTTAAAAACTAATCTTACTCAGGCTGACATTGCAAGCAAAATGAATGTTGCTCAGTTAAGTGTAGATCAACAACGTGCTGTACAAAATGCAACAATGGTTGCCAATATAGATCTAAATAAGTTTAATGCTGACCAACAAGTTATTTTAACTAACAGTAAATTTATGCAATCTATGACAATGACAGACTTTAGCGCTCGTCAACAAGAAGCTATGCAAAACGCAACGGCGTTGGCATCTTTAGACTTAGCGAACCTTGATGCTCAAACAAAACTTGCGGCTCAAAATGCTCAGTCATTTTTACAGATGGATATGGCAAACCTAAACAATCGTCAACAGGCGGCAGTGTTAGATGCCCAAATGATGCAACAAACCATGTTGTCTAATCAGGCCGCTGACAATGCCGCAAAACAATTTAATGCAACAAGCGAAAACCAAACGCGACAGTTTAATCAAAACATGGCGCAACAAATGGAAATGTTTAATGTCCAACAACAAAACTCTATGGAGCAGTTTAACGCTAGTGAAAAGAATAGGCTGTTAGCTACCGAACAAGGTATTCT